TAACCCATTGTTTAATAACATCTACTTGTATAGGTGGTTTTTTAACAGTCGCTCTAATAATAATATGTTTATGTTCAAGCATCTTTTGTATCTGTTACTTTTGGTACAGCCTCTTTTTCAATTATAAAATCAATGTATTGTTTTGCTTTTTTTAAATCTTCAATACCACCTTTACCTCTCCAACGTGTAATGTATTTTACAACATTACCTTCACAGTACGTTAAATTATTAGAGACTATATAATCAATAGGCTGTATTTTATTATTCGCATAGTGTGGTGGTTCTTTAATCATATCTGCCATAGTTTTACCTTCCCTGTTTTCTTATTGTATTCACCGTGTCTAAGTATACGTGCAACTCTGGCTTGTTGTAATGCTTCAGCCTCAGTGTAACCTTTTTCAATGTATATTTTTTTAACTATTTTCCATAGGTCTAAAAGGGGAACGTTAGTATACTTCTTAATAAGTTTCTCAGCAGTCTTTATACCAATACCTTCTACTCCGTCATAGCCATCAACTTTATCACCAGTTAATGTTTGTATCATAAACCAATAGTCAGCCATTCTTTCTGGTATACGTTCAACATGTAAACCATCAGAAGACAAATTGCATGGGACAGTTTTTAAATCTTTGTCAATTGTAACTACTATTCTTTCTTCATCTGTAGGTTCAGTTGCCATGATACCCATAACATCATCAGCTTCTAAGTTATCCCAAATAACACCTCTGTGTTTTTTAATAACATATTCTCTTAGTTCTTTTAGTGCTAATGGTTTACGTTTATCTTTTCTATTACTTTTGTAAGAAGGTAAAACATCTTTTCTAAAATTTTTACTATCTGTTAAAGCAACAACATAATCATCAGCTTCTAAACTAGCACCTAAATCATCTAAAACTAAATCTACATCTGCTTTACAAATTTTAGCATCAGAGTGTAGTGTCCATAAATCATCACCCCAATGTGTTTCTACTTCATTGTTCATGGCAATTTTGTATAACAATATATCACCATCTATTAATAATACTTTTTTCTTTTGCATGTTTCTCCTAATTGTTTAATTGAATTAAATCTTCTTTGGGAATTAAATAACCTTTTGAAGTCATTGCATCACCACCATTTACAACTTTATATTTTTTATTTTTAATTAAGTTTTTTAATTTACTTAAATGTATAAATATCATAATTGGAAAGTCATCTTGATTTTTAGGTAGAACAAAAACCCAAAAGTCAGAAGTGGTAGTTTTTATTCCACTGTCTTTTCCTCTGCTTTTAAATTCTATAAAAACATTACCAGTGTCTTTACATAAAAAATCAGTTTTAACTTCTATTTTAAATTCACCGGCTAATATATTTTTAATGTAGTTTTCACCTTCTTTTCCTTTTCCTAAACAGTAATTAAAATTACCTTTTAAATCATACTCTTTAGTCCACGTTTTATCAGTGTGTTTCACTCCAGTTGTCTCCTATTTTATATTCACCAGTTAACGGTATTCGTAAATTAAAATACTTACCAGTGTCTTTGATTGATTTTATTGCCAATTGCCCAACTTGGTCTGCATCTTTTTCAAGACACTCTACTTGTATTTCATCATGCACCCAGACAACTTGTTGTGCATGTGGTATTTGTTTTATAACTTTATCAAATTCTACCAACCATTGTTTACAAACCAATGCGCCGGAACTTTGTAAAAGTGTATTAAGTGCAGCATGAGCAGAACGTACTTTAATTTTTCTTTTATCAAGACCAATTAAATAACCCCGTTCAGCCGCTTGTTGTACGTTCTCAATTAATTTATTTAAAGCAGGTAAATTATTTAAGAAACGTTTTTTTATTTTAGATGCTTCTGGTACACTTTTATTTGTAACAGACGCAATCTTTTTTACACCACCACCATAAAGAAAGCAGTAGTAAAAACGCTTGGCTAAGTCTCTACTGTCTAACCCTGCTAGTGTTTGTGTCTCAGTGTGTATGTCTCCATCTAAAACAACTTTAGCATAGTTTCCATTATCATACTTAGCCATATAGTGAGCCAACATTCTCACTTCTAAACCTGAGACATCAATGCCTACAAGTTTTTTATTAGTTGGAACTGTGAATAACGCTCTACATTCTTTACCATAAGGCACACCAACACTAGGTATTTGTGCCATGTTAGGAAATGAATGAGTTGCACGTGCAGTTACTGTTGAATTAGTATTGCAAGTGCCGTGTATTTTATTATTTTTCTCATGCTTTAACCAAGCTTGAGCGCCAGTAGCTAACTGACCAATTCTTTTATCTAATAAAAAATGTTCACATAATATTTTAGCTTCAGGATATGGTAAACTTTCTAAAATAGTTTCATCTAATTTAGGTTTGCCATCATCAGTATAAACACTAGGTTTCCAACCGTGTATCTTAGTTAATCTATCAGCAATGTGCTGTCTACTAGACGGATTAAATACAGAAGTTTTTTCTTTATAAAATACTTTACCTTTAATATATCCTTTAGCTTTGTTATTTACTTTAGGTATAAAAGGTATTTGTTCTGTTTCAGGTGGAAACATTAACTGTAATTTATTTTCTATTTCCATACGTCTGCTGTTTAATTCTGAATAAAGTTTTTTAGCTTTAGCAGTATCAAAAGTAAAACCATATACTTCTTGATTGTAAATTAACTGTGCAACATCATGTTCTAAATCCATTGCTTGTTGTGAGTATTTTATTTCTTCAATCATTTTGTAAAGATTGTAAGTAACTTCAACATCTTGTTTACAATACTCTAACATCTCAGGTGTAAAAACTTTCCAGTCAGTTTCAAACTCTGCTTTGTAATTACCAATACGATTTCCCCAAGCTTTTAAACTGTGTCTACCAATACAATCTTTAGGAAAATCTTTACGTTGAAAATCTTTTTCTTTAACATCTGGAAACAACAATCTTGTTGCAACAAGTGTGTCAAAAATTTTTGCCTCAGTTTTAAACGTAGGATATAATTTTTTAATTACAGGTAAATCAAATTTAATAATGTTGTGACCTATAATTAATGTAGCTTTAGATAATTTATCTAATGCTTCTTCTACTGATAAAGACAAAATTTTATTAGTGTCTACATCTTTTAAAACAAGACAATGTATTTTAGTAGTAACATCTATAAATCCGTCTGTCTCTATATCAAATACATATTTCATATTTTAATAACTTTCTTTTTAATTATATTAACAGTTGGAATAGTTGTAACATTACCAACATCAGCTAGTGTGCCATCATCTTCAAAGTTTATATCACCACATAATACATGAGTATTTTTATCTTCATTAATTAACCAACCAGTTGATAAACAAATTGTAGGCTTAGATGCTTTTGCTTTTTCTAATGACATCCATGACGCATCACTATTTATATCAATCCACCAACACATAACAAATTTAGCGTCAATAACTTTAGTATTTATTTCAGGTAGTTTCATAATTAATGTATATGTTTATGTAATTTAATATCTACATTCCAAGCCGCGTCTTCACCATTCATAGCCAATGCCATTAACGCATCTTGTATTAATGATGCAGAACTTTCTTTAGCAATGTGTATGACTACAGGTGTAGGACTTTCTTTTGCTTTTTTAACAGCCGCTAAAACATAAAAAGTCCAAGACACTGTATCTTGTTCAGCTTTCTTTTTTCTTTTTCTAATTATAGGTTTAGAAGTCATTTACAGTTTCCGCTTGCACTTCCGTTAAACAACCAGTTTCTAAATCATATCTTAAACTACAAGCTTTTCCTGTCTCACCACTAAATCTATTTTTTAATACATTTACTTGTGCAATATTATTTTCAGCTTGTAAGTCTCTGGACAGTCCCAGTACCATGTCACTAAGTTGAGCAATGGATTGAGAGCCCCTAAGACTATTCATAGATACTTGCACGCCATCTTCATAACCTTTGTTACCATCTTTAGTTCTTGATAAATGAGATACAAGTATTAAACCAATACCAGTTTCTTCTACTAGCGTTCTTAGTTT